CGTTAGTATCACTCTGCACACCGCCCAGATAAACTAATGGGTAGTTCACCATGGTTGCAGGTTTCAATAAGGACAATAAATTTAGTATATACAGAGTACTTAGCGTACACCACGCGGCTTTCACCTAGCTGTGATGTAAAGAGTTGGTTGGAGCCAAACTAAGTTCCCCCTAGCTGCATATACATGTTTAGAGCCCGTCCTCATTGACTGGGTTTTGGGACTGGCTTTTCAGCCTCCTTTTTCTTTTCGTAAAACGTAACGTCCCCGTTTCGTCTTAAAAGCTTGATATCATCTGGGTCAGACACTGACATTTCCTCGTTGAAAGGCACAGTAAATGTGCCAGAGAGTGCGGAATATAGTAGTGTATTAACACCAGATGCTGCCAGTCCAGAGAATTCCACTTCCACCTCAAAAGAAAGGGTGTAAGGGGTAGCGACGCTACCAGCTGTTTCACTGTAGTACACGAATGTACTCTGCACGGTGCGTTCATATGCATCCAAATCACTGGTTGTACCAGAGAAATTGCATGCATACCACTGCCGAGATCGAATCCGATTTTGATCAAGGGACTTAGTTCCTCCATTGCTTACGGGGAAGATCTTCATACCTTGCTCACTGAGCAATATAGTCGCTCGGGCAGCAGTACCAGCAATAAGTGCATTAGCACCAATCTCAGGTGAATTGATAAAAGCAACACGAACGCTGCCAGGTGCTGTGTAACCTCCGGTAGGTAACACATGACACGTGACGCGTTTGTAACGATAGAACTCGTATGCTCCTGCAATCGCCTGAGCGCTGGGTGAATTGAACACTCCGCTAAAAGGTTCCATCCGCCAAGCACCACTCTGGATCCCGTCGGCTCCAGGTGTGCCCAGCTGAACAATCCTAGTGCAAGTGACTGTAGCGTAGTTAGAGCCAGCGCCCTTCATCTTTGTCTTCTGACGAGGCATCTTAATTGGCTGTTGTGTTTGTTTGTTGTAAGTCATTGTTACTGAGTAAGTAATAAATGTAGGGGTCGTACATCTCCAAATGTCATGGGGGTCGCCTCACTGCGGACAATTTCCAAGCTTAACGATTCAAGCTCAACTTGCACATCAGGAAGCATGCCAAAAGCAAGCCAAAAACTAAACCTGGTTTCAGGCGTAATTTTGGCACTGCTCAGCATACCACGAGACATGTAGCCAAGTCCAGAATCGCTAACGCGTTCAAAACTGCCAGCATGCGATTCACCCCCAAGACGCGAGTAGTACTTTTCCCAGTAGGGAACACCGGTCGTAAGACTAAGCCCACAAGCAGAAATGGCACCACGCCAGCGATCAAACTCGAGTTCACCTGCCCATGAGAGTAGTGAAACAGCATCTTTGCTAGAAGCTGTATATGGGTTACGTACCATACGCCATCCGTCTGAACATAGAACGGGTTGAGTTTGACAGAATTCAATCTTCTCAAACACATCAACAGGCGATTCCTGAGTTAGCTTGAAGCCAAACTCAGTAAACCACTCGTCGATCCCATCCAACCGGTGCAAATCATGCTTCTCAAGAAAGAGAACACAATCATCACCATTGTTAGTCAGACGTGCATCAATGTTTTGGGTCCTCAAGTACCCTAGCACAATGCTTGACATAATAATACAATTTCCCATACTCGTGTTGATATCACCTGACATGCGACATCCCACTGTTTTGTAGCTAACCTTCTTACCTTCGGCAAACCCTTGACCCCTGTTACTCAGCTGCATCCTGAGTAAGCCGGGTAACTCATGTGAGTTGGGAAATATGCTTGTGTAACAGCTATGCTCGAACCGCAAAGCGTCTTGACCAACATGTTGGTCAAAACGATAAGCATCAAG